CTGGCCAGCCGGCAGCCGCTCGAGGACACCCCCTGGGGGGTCAGACTCAGAGCTCGACCGCGCCGGTCGCCGGGTCCACCCGGAAGCGCTTCACGTTGTGCTGCTCGTCGTGGCAGCGCCGGCACAGCAAGACCAGGTTCGCCGGGTTGCAGGTGATGGCCGGGTCACTGATGTTCCGCGGCGTCAGCTCGATCTTGTGGTGCACCTGCTCTCCGGGCACGATCAGGCCCTTGGCCAGGCAGCGCTCACACAGGCCGCCCTTGCTGATCCAGTAGGCCTTCCGGGTCTGCTTCCACTGGCGGCTCCCATAGAACTGATTTGCGAATTGATTGTGCATAGGCTCACCACGCAAAAAGCCGCTCCCGGACGCATTGCCCGGTTGCGGCTCTCACTTTGTCGAGCGTACCTTATCACACTCGGAAAGCGTTGTCAATGTATCATACATTCGGCGTCACAGCTCGATGTCTTCCATGTTGTCAAACGGCGATGCATCCACGCGCTTGCGCAAATTTTCCTCGTTCATGCCGATGTAGATCAGCGTGGTCTTCGGGCTGGCGTGCTGAAACCACTCCTGCAGGAATGCCACGTCTTTCGACTTTTGGTAATAGTGATAGCCGAAGGTCTTGCGCAGCGTGTGGTTGCCCAGTCCGTCCAGGCCGATCAGGTGCCCGATGTCCCGCATGTCGTTGAGCGCCTGCGAGCGGCTGATGGCCCGGCTCTTGCCGGTGACCGGGTCGCGCTCCCTGGACTGGAACAGCCAGTCGCTGTCATCCATCCCCGCGCATCGCCGGTCGATGATCCGCACCAGCGTCCTGTCAAGCGGGATGGTGATCGGGTCGGCTCGCCGTCCCTTCGCGGCCATCTGATGCTTCTTCTTTGCCGGAACATAAGTGAAGCGCTCTTTGCCCCGGAGATCTCCGACCCGCAGCTGCAGCATGTCGCCCACCCGCAGGCCCAGGCGGATCCCAACCGCGAAGAAGAGAAACATCCGCTGACCGTGCGGATCCTCGCGCTGAGACAGCGCCACCTCGATCCGGTGCACCTTCTCCATGCTGCGGATCGGCTCCATTCGTCTACCCATGCGTCCTCTCGGTTCTCCTTTCCTTATATTCTGTCCAACTGCACTGTTATTTTTGGCCTGTCATCATATAAAGGAAGAAATGCCTCTGCCGGCGGTGCTTTGACCTGCGGTTCCCCATCCCCGGCATTATGCGCAGCTTATACCGTCAAAAAGTCGGGGCCGTCATCGGCCCAGAAGTCATCGTCGGTCTTCGGCGCAGCTGAGATCGGTCTGACCGCGCCGCTGGTCTCTGTCTCGATGGCCAGCCGCTCTTCCAGCAGGAAACAGCGCTCTTCCAGGTCTTCGCCCATCTGGGCCGCGCGCATCAGCAGCTCCGTGTCGTGCTTGTGGTTCACGATGCCCACTTTGGCCAGGTCCCGCAGTTCACTCCAGATCTTTGATCTCATGATTCGCCCTCCCTTTTCAGCATGCCGCCTCTGATGGCCAGGTCATAGCAGGCGCCGACGTAGGCGTCCAGCCGCGCCTTGACCGCCTGCCGGTCGTTTCCGCCGGTGATCATTTTCGCCGTCGCCGTCTGGCTCCATCCGCAGTGGTAGACCATGTGCACCGCCTTGCCCACGTCCGAATCCGCCGGATAGATTAGGTCCGCCTCTTCAAAAATCAGTTCCCAGGCCTGCACGCGCTCCAGCTCCGCCCTGGCCTCGGCGATGCGGTCCGCTGCCCTGGCTGTCGGGTCGCTCGGTCTGCCCTGGCCGTGGATCGCGCCCGGGTCCCGGAGCGTGGAGCTGATGTCCCCCGCGTCCAGGATCGCGCTGTCCAGCGCGGCCTTTGCCGCCTGTTCGGCGGTGTACCGGTTCCGGATCCGCCGGATGATCTCCCGCGGCAGCTGCTCGGGCACCCGGATTGTCAGGTTTCGCCAGGGGTTTCGCATCCGTCAATCGCCTCCAATGTCTCGAGTTTGGACAGGATATACGCCGAACGGACCCGACGCGGCGGGCCGGTGAGCTGCAGGCCGATCCGGCGTCTTTCGCTGGGGTCCGTGGTGTCGCGCATGGCCTCGAAAGCGCAGAAGCGCATGCTGGCCGCGTAGTCCCGGAACCAGGTCAACGCGGTCAGGTCGGTGCGCGTGGCCTCGCGGATCACGCTCAGGCGGGCCACGTCGTGGTCGCGCAGCGGGGACACGGCCACGGCCCGGTCCTGCCAGCCGGGTGCCTGGGCGTGCTGGGCCGGGAAGCGCAGCATGCGCAGCACCTGCACGATGGGCAGAATGGTCGGGCTGTGGCCGTGCCGGGCACTGTCCAGCAGCCGGCACAGGTAGAGGTCTCCGGCGGTCCGGTCTCCGGCCACGACGAACACGTCAGCCATAGGCGGCTTGATCCTCGTCCATTTCTTTCAGCCACTCAAACCGCGGATAGTCGGAGTAATCCCGCTGCTGGTAGCCGTTTTGCGCCACGGTCGGCGCGGGCTTCTGCCGGGCTTTGTCCAGGTCGTTGTGCGCCCAGGTGCGCACGGCTGCGCGCCAGTCGGTCATCTTGACCTTGCCGACCATCCAGCCGTTGCTTTCGTAGTGGGCCATCCAGCGTCTGGCGTCCACGGGGTAGCCGTTTTCGGCGATGTAGGCCTGCACTTCTTCGAGCGTGGGCGGCGTGAAGCGCCGCCTTTCTTTTTTCGCTTTTTCTTTCTCGTCTTCTTCTTTGTCTTCGTCTTTATCTTTTTCTTGTGTCAATTTGGTTTCTATATAACCAATTTGGTTTTGATTGGTTGTGGTTGGTTGTGTTTGGTTTTCCGTGACGGCGGGCCTGCCGCCGCGCCTGCCGGCGATCCGGTGCGCTTCGGCGGCAGCTTCCCTGGCTTCGCGGTCTCTGTCCATTTGCCTACAGATGATCCCGAACGCGATCCGCTCGACCCCGGAGAGGGTGCGCTTTTCTCCGCTTGCTCCGTAGTGGAGCACGGCCTTGATCAGCCTCCCCGCCTCGGCGTCGCTCAGGTCCTCGAAGGTCTCACTGTAATCGGTGAACAGCTTGACGTAAGCAGCTGCCATATTAAGCCTCCTGAAGCTGATGCTTGTGTTGTGCTCTGGGTCACCACCCGGTCTGCCCGTGAAAGAGGAAGGCGGTGTCCCTGTCATTCAATATACGCCAGCTGAGAGTCAATATCCGCCGGAACATTCCCCTCCCACACATAGCTGTTCTTCAGCACAAACTCGTTGTAGCTTGCGGCGGTCTTGTTGGCCCGCATCTTGGCCTGATCGGCCCATCCGCGCTGTTCGCCATCCGCGTCCTTGTATTGCTTCCAAGTCAGGGCATCAGCCTTATAGCTGGCCATCATGCTCCGGCAGGTGTCCTCGACCTTCTTGCGCGTGGCGTAAAGCGTGTCGTCATCGACCTTCTGCATGGTGTGCTGATAGCTGTTCCAGATCCCGCGCCCGGTCGGCGTGCAGCCGAAGAAGACCCCGGCTGCCGCGACCACGATCACGATCAGGATGATCGAAATGCTAAGAACCCATTTTTTCATTCTGCCGCCTCCCAGCTCACAACAGGGTTGTCCACCGTGAACGGAATGTCGCTGTACATATACTCGCCGGTCCATTCGACATACTTGCCGTCCGGGGTAAAGAAGAAGATACCGTTGTCGTTCTCGCCGTAACTGCCGTCCACGTCGGCAAGCCAATTATTGCCCAGTGAATAGTTCCCGCCATAGCTGAGCTCATAATACTCGCTGTCCGGCGTGAGATAGCTGTTCAGGCTGGTCACCTTACCGTCCACGACGAAGCGGCCAAAGATGGTGTTCCCGGCGAACAGAACAATATATCCCAGCGGCTTCTCGATCTCGCAAACAAGCGAGTTGGCCTTTTCGCGCTGGCCGTTGACCCAGTAAGCGCGGCGGATCAGGTTGTACCGCTCCAGTGAGTAGCTGATGTCGTAGGGCGTCGGCTGATTGCTCGACAGGACGTTCGCCATATTGATTGTCTTTTGCTTGTCAGTGGTCGTGCCGCTGGCGGTGGTCGTTGTCGAACTGCCGCACCCGGCAACGGTCAGCGTGATGATCACGAGCGCCGCGATCAGGGCGGTAATTTTCATGGTGGTTTTCATTTTTCTTCCTCCTTCGGAGGTTCAGTTGTGCAGGTCGAGCACGGTTAAATAGCAGTCGTTCCGGCTCCTGTTCGCCAGGTCCAGCAGCTTCCGGTCGAAATCCTCGTCCCTGACCCACTCATGTCCGTTATATGTATCCCGTGAAATCGCATTCCCGTCGCTGTCGACGGCGCAGTAGCAAGCGTCGGCGATCTCGTCGAAATTCGTGAGATCCTGAATCCACGCGCCGTCCACATAGAGGATCCCGTCGCGGTAACCGCAGTAGCGAATGGCCTCTTCCTCGTCGATCGTGTTGAGCCGATAGCCGAAATTGTCCAGGATCCCCCTCGCCGTCAATTCAAGCAGCCGACTCCGGAACAGCCTGCCCGCGCGCTTTGTTTTCGCGTACACGTAAAACTCGTATTTTTCAATGGCGCTCTTCGTTACGGCCAGCTTCAGCTTCCCGGCATATCTTCCGCCAAGCATCATCCCGTCCCACAGGATCGGCGGGCGCTCCTCATAGTCCGAATAGCTGTTGAACGGCTTCATGGCGCGCTCGATCACATCGTCGGTCGGAAACTCTTTTGTGTAGAGATAGCAGCAGTAGTGCATTTTTATTCCTCCTCTTCACCGTCCCACATCCCCGCGTTCTTCATCATCTCCGCGAAGTCCGGGTCTGTCGCGGCTTTACTTCTCTCGTTTCCTGTCATCTGATCGAAAATGGTTTTCATGTCGGCGATGCTGAGTCTGATCATCTCTTTGCAGAAATCTTTATCTTGCACGGCCTTTGTGTTGATATGGGTGTAGATATGGCGGAGCACACTGGACTGGCGCTCCAGGGAGGCCGAAAGAAAGGCCTCTGCCATGGCCAGGGACCTGTCCGGGCCGTAGTAGATACAGCCGGCCGCCTTTGCGTCTTTCTCGTCTTCCAGCGGCTCGCCGGCGGTCATCAGGCAAACGGCTTCGGCCGTGCCGTGGATTTCCTTTTTATCATCCCGGATGATGTACTCGATCATTTTTCGCCATCCTCCTCGTCAATCATTTCCTTTTTGGAACTACTTGCCCGAATCTCGATCTCCAGTCCAATCTCATCAGCGAGGATCACCAGCGTGGTCAGCCGTGGCACGGCTTTGCAGAGCTCCAGCTGAGAGACGGTCTGCTTTTTCAGGTTGGTGTCGGCCTCAACGTCAAGCAGGGTCAGGCCGGCCTTCTTCCTGGCGTCCAGCAGGAACCGGCCGACCTCGCGCATGTTGTCTTTCGTGACGATCACTTCCCCGGCCCTCCCTTCAGGATCGCGACGGCCAGGTCACACACGCCGCTGATAAAGTGCTGCACCGTGACGCTCAGGATGGCCTTGACCGCTTCCTCCGGCGAGACGTTCGCCGCCTCGGCTATGGCCGCGATTCCGTCCGCGATCCACTCCAGACACCGCACCATCACCCCCGCGTCTTTGGAATTATCCGTAGAGATCTCCGTCGCCTCGCCTGCGTCCGCCCTGGTCTCCCCTGAAAGGGGAGATGCCTCCGCAGAGGCAGAGGGGTTCTCCACCTTCTCCGCAGCGGGTGAGGGGTCCCCTTCGGGTGAGGGGTCCTCCGCGGGTGAGAGCTGCTCTGTAGGGGCGCCGCTTGCTGCGCCCCTCTCTTCTGCGACCAGTTCCCCTTCCCGCTCCATCGCCTTCTTCGCCTCTTCCAGCATCTGATCCGCCAGCGCCCGGTTCCGGTAGAGCGCGTTGTTCAGATACTTGGGCTTCACGCCGATGCGCTCGGCGATCTGCAGCTGGATCAGCTCCGGCTCCCGGGCTTTGATGGCTGCGTACTGTTCGAGCACCCGGCGAACCTCCGGCGTGATGGTACCCTTCTGCCTGCCGGTCTTCTTGATCGGGATCTCGATCTCGTCCTGGCCTTCCTCGGCCTTCAGCCCGCCATAGACGGCGTCGAGGCTGTTGATGAGCTCGGCGCTCACCGTGCTGGCGGAGCCGGTGTCCTGCTCCGGCGTCCGGATCGCTTCAAACTTGTACTTGGGCTTCTCGCCGTTCTCCAGCTTGCGCATGCAGGTGTAGGAGCACTGGCAATGGCTGCCGAACTTCCAGCCCCATTGCTTTGTGCTGTGGATCGTAAAGGTCTTTCCGCAGACCTCACACCGGAATTGTGCCACCGTATCGCCTCTCTTTCTGCCATTCGTCCAGGGTGATCTGTCCGATCTCCGGCCGGGTGCGCTTTGGCTTGCCGTCCCGCCATTCGTAGAGCGGGCAGGTGTATACATTGCACTCGTCCACCAGTTTCGCGGATCCGCCGCAGCAGTCCAGGCACTTGCGCCGGATCGCCGCCACGGCCGCGTCACACACCGGAATCACCGCCGTAGGATCGCCGCTCGGCCAGATCCATCACGGACCGGAAGAGCCAGTCCTCGCAGCTGCTCCACACGTTAGCCATCAGCTGCGCAAGGAAAAGCCTGCGCTCCCGCTCCCGGTACTCCGGCGGGGTCTCCACCCGGCATAGCATGCTGCCGTTGCGGTACAGCGTCAGCGTGGGCTGTGCGCCCGCGTCGTGACGCCAGACGGCCTCGAAGCCGTCTCCCAGTAACAGTCGGTCGAAGTCTTGCATTCCGAAAGTGCCACCTTTCTATTCAGTTTTTCCCGTGTCGGGATGGTGGGGCGAGGCTGAGTTGCACAGCCTTCCGGGGAGAAACACTCGCAAGAAACTCCCCTTGCGTCTGGCCGCCCCACGCGGACCGGCGCTGGGCGCCGCGGTCCGGTCCCCGTCTTTCCGGAGCGTCAACCGATGAAGAAGCGTCAGGCGCCGGCCATAAGCGCCTGATGGTCGCCGGTGCGGGAGTTGCACCCGCAGCGAGAAGGTGGCAGTCTCGCAGGACTGCCTCCGGCGGCGAATACCGCGGGCGGGTGCTGCCCCCGCCGGCCCGGCACATCGTGCGCGTCCCACATCGCCGCTTGCCGACAACGGCTTCGGGTCTCCGCGCAGGCCATCGCTGGATCACGGCCCAATGGCACTGCCAACCGCCTGGCCTTCCCCTTTAGGGGAAGGTGGCGCCGCAGCGCCGGATGAGGTTACACATTCTCCACAAATGGCAGCACCGCGCAGAACGCTTCCATCTGCTCCACCGCGAGCTGGGCCGCCTGCAGCTCCCGCTTGTCCATTTCCTGGGTGTCTACGTCGCTGTCGGCCTTGCGCTTCGCCGCGCTGACAATGGCCTGCGTCCCCGCGACCACGGAGCGCGCATCGTCGCGGGTCATGAAGTCCCGCAGCTCATAGACCGTGTAATCGTTCCGCTTGACGGTGTCGGTGATCCTCGCGTACCAGCTTCTCATGGTGATCCTCCTTTTACGGCATCTTCCCCGCGTTCCAGTTCAGAAAGCCCTCGCGCGGGATCTTTGTGCGGTTTCCGCTGCGGAAGAACGGGAAGGGCAGCTGCTTCCGCTCAGCCAGGATGTTGATGGCCTGTGGGTGAACGCCCAGCACCGGCGCGATGTCCGCCGGGGTCAGCATGTCCTTGTCGCTGGCCTTGATCTCTGCCAATGTCATGTGTCATCCCCCTCTCAGAACACAAAGTCCGTGTGGACTTCTAGATCGCCCTTCATGAAAGCGGTGTGGTTGATGTCGCCGAACTTCCAACACTCGTATTTCCGCTCGCTCCGGTCGTATTCGCCCCGGACCCACACCTGCGATTCCCGCGGGTGCTCGGTCGGGTTCTTCGTGAAGAAATCGCCCAGTTGCAGCTCCTTGATCTTCATGAGATGGCCTCCGTTTCGTCGCAATCGTCTTCGAGATCTTCCACGGCGCATCTGAGCGCCCTGGCAAGTTTGGTCATGGTGGACAGCCGCGGGTCTTTCGTTTCTCCGGTAATGATCATGGAAATCATCGGCTGCGGGACGCCGGAAATGCGAGCAAGCTCTGCCTGCGACTTGATTCCGCGCCTTTTCATCATCTGCGCCAGCTTGTTTCCCAACCCTATCACCTCGCTTATCACCGATTCGATAATAAAATATCACCGATTCGATTGATTGTCAATAGCTTTTTTGATAACGTAGTGATAAAATAACTATAGCGTTATTGATTGAATGAAGGGAGGCGGCAGCCATGTCATGCGTCGGAGATGAAATCAAAAAGCGCCGGGAATCCGTCGGAATCAGTCAGAATCAGCTCGCAAAGCGCGCCGGCTGCGCTCAGTCCACCCTCAGCGCAATCGAAAAATCCACGAAAAAGCCCAGCACCGAAACGCTGCGCGGAATTGCCGGCGCCCTGGGCTGCACCGTCGCGGAGCTGATGGGAGAAGCGCCGGAGAGCGACGGAACGATCACAGACGCGGAGCGCCGCCTGCTTCGGGCCTGGCGCGCCGCCGAGGACGCCGCGCGGCGGATGGCGCTTGATTTGCTCGAATCTCACCCCGCTGAAATCAAGAACGAGATCCGCGCGTGATGTGGATTGTAAAATAAGGAGGAGCGTGGAATTATGGTAAAAACCTTAAACAGCAGTCTGCTGAAGCCTGATCCGTACATTGATGAAGGCTGGATCGGGCGCAAGATGGAACTTGGGCCGAATTTTGACGGAACTGATTATGCGCTGTACATTGACGGTTATGAGTGCGGCACCATATCGAGCACGGTAACGGGATGGGTGCACAGTTTCGGACTGTCGCTCGATGATGCAACATACACTTTGAAAAGCGTAAAGACAAACGAAAAGACAGGAAAGCGGACGTGGTATTTCATTGTTTCGATTGATGCCTGACCGGAGGTGATCTCCATGCTCTGCCCCCGCTGCACCCGCGAGATCCCAGATGACGCGGCGCTGTGCTGTTACTGCGGCCGGGTGATCATCCGCAAAAAGCCGACCTCCCGCCGGGAGAAGGGCACCGGCACGATCTACAAGCGCGGCTCCACCTGGACGCTGCGGATCACCGTCGCCTGGGACGTGCTGCCGGACGGGACGCTCCGCCGGAGCTATCGGAGCAAGGGCGGTTTCGCCACCCGGGCCGAGGCCGCCGCATACCTGGCCACGCTCAAGGAACAAAACCAGCGCGCGAAAAAAGCCCCGACCCTGCAGCACTATTGGGAGCTGTACAAGGCCGGGGATCTGGAGCGCCTGAGCGTCAGCAAGGCCGTCGCCTACAAAGGCGCCTGGAAAAAGCTGTCCGGCCTCGCCATCCGCCCCATCGACGCCATCACCGTGGGCGACCTGCGCAAGACCGTGGCCACGAAGGCCACCACCTACTACCCCGCGCGGGACATGAAGAACCTGCTCTCGCATCTCTACAAGCTGGCCGGCGCGGACGGCTGGGTGTCGAAGGACCTCCCGTCCTACATCATCCTCCCGGAGCTCAACGAAAAAGAGCGCCGGCCCTTCACCGACGAAGAGCAAAAGGCGCTCTGGAAGCGATGGGAAGACGGCGACCGGAACGCCGCGCTCCCGCTGATCATGATCTACACCGGCATGATGCCCGGCGAGCTCATGGGCCTGCGGACGTCCATGATCGACCTCGACGCGCAGAAGATCACCGGCGCCGGCATGAAGACCAAAGTCCGCAAAGAAAGCCCGGTCTACCTCCCGGACACCATCCTTCCGGTGCTCTCGACGCTGATGGACGCCAGCACGGACGGCCACATCGCCCCGCGCCACGAGAAGGCGTTTTATCCGGCCTACTATGCCGCCCTGGAGGCCGCCGGGTGCCGCCGGCTGGAGCCATACTGCTGCCGGCACACCACCGCCACCGCCCTGGCCATCGACCGGAGCATCGCGCCGCAGACCATCCAGCGGATCATGCGCTGGTCTTCCACCCGGATGCTCGACCGCTACGCGCACCCGGATGACACGGCCATCATGTCCGCTCTCAACCAGCCCAAAGATGGCCAAAACGATGCACAGCCCGCCGAAAAGCCGCAAGGCTAAGCGGTTCGATGAGGCCCTGCTAAGGGAGTAGTCGGGTTAAACCGAGCCCGGGTTCAAATCCCGGCTTCTCCGCACAATCCCCGCAAATACTACGTTTGCGGGGGTTTCATTATGTCCGCGGATGACCGGCCAAAACCTCCCCGACCCACTCAACGATGCACAAAACGATGTACATCAGGCATAAAAAAAGAGGGGCCGAAGCCCCTTGCCGCCGGTCACAGATCCGGCGTCCCGTCGTAGTCATCCCCGTCTTGCCACGGCTGGTCGTAGCCCATGGCGCGCTCGGAGTCGCCCACGCCGGCCGTGGTCGGGTCCACGATCACGCCCAGCAGGCCCAGCAGGGTGAGGATGTCCGCGGCGATCTCCAGGACGAAATCCTGGGAGAATGGCGGGATCACCCCGCAGGCGTCGAGGATACGGAAGATCAGGCCCACCACCAGGGAGATGATGGCCCAGAGGGTGGTCTTATTCTGCAAGCGCAATTTCCAGTTGATCAAAACTGTCTTCTCCTTTCATCAGGTCCATGATGTTCACCTGCGCCCGCTCCCGGGCCAGGCGCTCGCTGGCCATTTTGTAGTAGATTTCGTCGATCTCGAAACCCCATGCGTCCAGGCCGGCGCGGTGACAGGCGACCAGGCTGCTGGCGCTGCCGGCATGGGTGTCGAGAATCCTCATGCTCGGCTTTGCGTACTGCTTCAGGATCCACTCATACAACGCCGCGGGCTTTTGTGTTGGGTGGATTCGTTCTTCTTTGTGCTTCATGTCTTCCTGGAGCATTCCGTTCCACTTCCACTCGAAAATGCGCGAACCGCCGGGCAGGTTTGTCCAGGCGATTTCACAGTCTGCTTGCGTCAAACCACGCTTCTTTTTATCCCATACAATCAGGCAGGTCGCTGATCCGAGGTTGTCCAGGAAGTAGTTTCCGCCCCAAATGATCACGTACCGGCTGACCCGGAACAGCTCCCGAAAATAGCTTTCGTCCGGCGGGGCGGAATCGTCGAAAGCATGATAAAATTTAGATTCGATAGTCGAGATCGTGCCGGCCTTAGTAGGCTTACCTCCGGCCTTTCCGCCAAAGGCTCGCCCCCCCGCGTACTAATTTACACGTTTTTGTGTTCCCTGTCACATTGATGCCATACGGCGGATCCACCACGGCCAGATCGAAAAACTTGTCCGGGAACTGCTTCATGGCTTCCATGCAGTCCATGTTATACAACCCGGGCTGCATCGGCGCGGCTGTATGCTCACCCATGCTTACCCTCCAACATATCCAGCCGATGGTGGGCAGATTTGCAGCTGCTCTCCACCGCGCTGAGTCGCTCCGAAATATTGTTGAGCCGCTCGCGGGTGCTGCGGATCTCCACGCGGATGTCCTCGACGCCGGCGGAGATGGAGCTGAGCTGGGCGTCGAGTTTGGCCGCCTGGGCCGCGTCCTCGCGTGTGGTTTTACGCCCGGAGAGCACCAGGCCGATGAATGAGATCAGCACGGCGCCCAGGCTGATGTAGATTCCGATGTCCATGGGCATCACTCCTTCTCCGCTTCAGCGAGCGGGCAAATTTCGATGATCTTCCTGTACTGCGCCCAGGTCACCCCGGTAATGGTTACGCTGTAGGTCTCTTCCCCTGGTTCCACCGTAGGGGCGCCGCTTGCTGCGCCCCCGTTCCCCGGCGCCGCCGGCATCTGCGCCTCCGCGACGGCCAGCGCCTTCCAGGTCTTCGGCCCGCACAAGCCGTCCGGGTCGAGCTTCGCGTCGGTCTGGAAGGCGACCAAAGCGTTGAAGGTTTTTGTGCCGAAGATCCCGTCCACGCTGCCGGGGTTGTAGCCCAGGCGGGTGAGGATCTGCTGCAGCTCCGTCACGTCGATGCCGCGGCTGCCGCGCCGCAGGGTCGGTTTGATGGTGTCCACCGGGATCTCCCCCTCTCCGTACAGTCCCACGGGGATGCCGTAGTGCGTCCAGCCGGACATGCCCACGCTGCGCACGTTCACAGAGCAGTCCACGACCACGCCGCCGCCCAGGTGCGTCCCCGTATGCTCCATTTTGCTGCCCTTCTGGCGGAAGAGGCAGCAGACCACGTCGGGCATCCCGTCGGCGATCCGGCCGCGCCGGGCCCAGTTGGCGGCGGTGTTGTACTGCGAGGTCGCGCCCTGGCCGGCGATGTCGAGGCCGACCTGCCGGAGCAGCCAGGCTGGGAAGCCGCGACAGTCGAACATCCGCACGCCGATGCCCCATTGACAGTCTGCGCAGCTGCGCCCGTTGAGCGCGGGGCACTTGCTGACAATCGTCGGATACTCCGCCCGCGCACGGCGCTTGCGGTTCGCCGGGGTGCATTCTTCGCCCCATGCGCCGAAGACATACGGCCAGCCGATGCAGGCCAAGGCGAGCTGCCGGATGATCTCCGGCCGCGCCGCGCCCTCGGCCATCATGGTCTGTCGGATTGTTTCGACCTGTTCAATGTTATTCATCTTCATCATCCTCCCTGATCCCGTCATCATCATCGGACTCGGGCGGGTGTCGCCACTTCACCCAGTCCGTGTCATGCGATTCGCAGCCCAACAGCAGGATCATGGACGCGGTGACAACCAGGGCGATGATCAGCCAGATCAGCATGGGCAGCCCTCCTCTTAGGCATATCTGCGATATGCGTTTTTTATGTCCGTTTTGTCCAGCACCACATATTGCATTGTGGTGTCCAGTTTGTCATGGCCCAGGATGGCCGCCACCTCCTGGATCGGCATCCCGTGCCGGATCAGGTTGGTGGCCAGCGTCCGGCGGAATTTGTGCGGGTGGACGTGCTCCACGCCGCTGCGGTTCGCCAGCTCCGTCAGCATGGCCCGCACGCCGCGGTCCGTCAGGCGCTCGCGCCGCTTCCCGACAAAGAGAGCCTCCAGACCGTCCTCTCGCTTGTCCAGGTACTCGCGCAGCACCATCCCCGCCACCGGCGAGAGATACACCACGCGCTCTTTGCTGCCCTTGCCCAGTACCTTGCATTCCAGATTGGTCAAATCCACGTCCGTCCGGTTGAGCTGCGTCATCTCAGATACCCGGCAGCCAGTGCTGCCAAGAAATAGCACGATGGCCCTGTCACGAACACTCTTGCACAGGAATTTCAGCTTTTCCGCATCTGTCTCGCTGTAGATGCCTTTCTCTTTCTTCGCGTAGCGCACCGTGCCCAGGTTCGCCGTCGGGTTTTTCTCGATCAGCCCCTCCCGCTGCAGCCAGTTGAAGTAGGCGCTGAACACCTGCCGCGTGCCCTCGATGGTCCTGTCGGAGATGCCCCGCGTCTTTTCTGCGCTCAGGTAGCTGCGCAGATGGTAGACGGTGATCTGCCGTGTCGGAGTTGCCACCGCTTCCATCATGCGGCGGATGATGTATTCGTACCGTTCCATTGTCCTCTCGGACCGGCCTTGAATCCGCATCGCTGCCAGGTAGGCGTCGAGCAGATCGTCCCGCTCTGTCGTGCCGTCTTGGTTCCGCTGCACTTCGTAGCTCGCCAGACGGTCCGACAGGATCGCCAGGATCCTCTCCATTTCCGCCGCCGTGACTTCCGTCGCCAGGTCGTGCTCCATCTCGCTGAGCAGGGTCGCTTTGTCTTTGATTGCCAATTAAATCACCTCCCGCTGGTATTATAGACTATAAATAGTCTACCTGTCAAGACTTTTTATAGTCTTGACACCCCCGGAGGCTTTTGATATGATAACGCAAGGAGGTGTTGTTTGTGATTGTCTACCAGGATATCCTCGGAAAACTATCCCGCTGCGGGTGGCCCACGACCAGGCTGCAGCGGGAGCGGATGATCAGCAACGGCACGATCATCCAGATCCGCGCCGGCAAGCCCATCACCACATCCACGATTGACGTCATCTGCCGGCTGTGCCATTGTCAGCCGGGCGAGCTGCTGACCTGGGTCCCGGACGAAACCCCGGAGGAGTGATCCTCCGGGGTTTCGTTTGCTCCGGGTTCGTTCTTAAAGTGTTATTCAAGCCCCAATCTTTGTTATGACTTCTAAGGCAACAAGTAATGCCGTTTTCCAACCGCGAATATATTCTTCGTCCTCGCTTATTGCTTTATCGCTACCTGCGATGTACTCCTTGATCTCATTGATTGCTTCGTCCTTTGTCATATTGGTAAACTCCTATTTTAATTCGCTTTGCCCCATCTTTTGAGGCTAAGCTACTGAGGAACCATCCACGTCTTGTCATGAACATCGGTAACGGTCATCCTACATCACCTCCTTTTTTTATAGTGTTATTTAACAGCCCTTTTCGCCGATCTTCTCCGTGATTTCCTCCGCGCTCATCCCAGCAACAGCAAATCCATACCGCTGCGGGATTACGTTCTCCAGCGGCACGCCCAGGAACCGGGCGATGATCTCCCGTACATCCTTACTTTCAAGTTGCACCGTTGTTTTCATTCGTAGACCTCCCCGGTGATCAGTGCATACTCCTCGGCGGTAATCCATTTTTTAACGACGGCGTTGCGCACCATCGCCTTGTTCCACAGGCCCTTGTCATAATAGCCCTTCACTTTCTCAAACTTCGCGCTCATCGTTTTCGCCCTCCTCCGTCGGAATTTCCACGTCCGCCATCATGGCGATGTAATCAATGTTTGCCTTGTTTGCCTCGGCCTGCGCCTTGGCGTTCTCGATCTCGGCCAGTTCTGCCGGTGTCATGATTCTGCGCTTGATTTCCATGTCGATCCCTCCCACAATGATTTGTAGTATTTGTCCATGCGTTGGAGCAGTTTCCAGTTGTTGCCCTTGCTGGCGTGTTCGCGCCATGCCTGATACGATCACCCACTTTCGGTGGAGTTCTGCGCCCCTTGCGGGGCGCGATGAAAGATTACCAAATGACGCAAGCCGGGCAGGGCCTAATCAAGCCCGCCGCGCCGGCGCCGTAGCTGGCGCTGCCCGTCGAGGAGACGCTCCACGCATAATACGCGCCGCCACGATACGCCGACCGCAGACGGACGTACTGCGTGGATGTGTGGTTCTCGTAGGCATAGCGGATATGGTGCGCGTTTGCACCGCCACTTCCCTGCGCCTGCGGAGCATTGAGACCAAGCCGGTCTTTCCAGTAGGGCCAGTATGCGCCTTCGACACCGGAAAGCTGCGGCGCAATGTATTCCTGCTCCAGCGATGGCAGGAAAAACTTGTCGGCGACACTCTCGCTTGTCCCAATGGTGCTGTCCGAGACCGTGTTGAGCGCAGTCGTGACTTTGATCGGCTTGATAACCTGCAGGAAATCCTGCGGCAGGCCGGCCATGAAACCCTGCACGGTCGCGAGCTGATCCGGGCGATGGTCGAACGGGTTTTTCTGTTCCCACCATTCGCCCTTGCCCGCGCTGCTGTTTAGCCACTGCCGGATTGCGCTGTGCGTATAGCGGTTGTAGCCGTAGGCCGCACGCTGCATGTTGTTGATACCGCTCTCGCTGTATTTTGTTGAACTGGACAGCACGCCCAGATCGGTTCCGGTCGCGCCCTCTTCCAGCGTCACAATCTCGGTCGGGTCGGCCTGCAGGCCGTTCGCAAACGTCCGCACGCGCCAGTTCGCCGGGGCGGTGTCAGGCAGAGCGCTCGTGTTGCTGGTCGCAGTTCCCAGCACGAGTTGACCGCCAGCCGGAACCGCTTGTGTGAGTGTGAACTGGTAACTCTTGTTCGCGACAACGTGCGACCCCCAAGCGTTGCCCATCGAAAAATGGTACGTCCCGGCAGGCAGTTCCGCGTCCGGCACATAGAATGCGTTGTTCCCGCTGAACTGAATCGGCGTGAGCGCGTAATGGCTCTGCAACCACATCGCGTTTTCGTGGGTGTTCCCCTGCGCGTCCTCGACGGACTGGAACGCCACCACGTCGAACGGAATGTGATAGGTCGTGTTCGGCGCTTCATTGTCCGGCGTCCAGACCACGTCAATCTGATCGCCCAGCGCGAAAAACTCTTGCGCGTGACCGGATCTCACAATCTCTTGCACTTCGCGCATGTCCGTGATGTCAATGTTCTTCGCGCTCGCAATCGCAATCAGTTCCAACGCGCTTGCGACGCGCTCGGCCTTGCCGCCTTCCCAAATGCTGACTCCCATGATGATCGCTCCTCTCTATATTACGCCGCAGCGTATGTTACAGTAGTTACCAGCGTGTCCGTGTCCGTCACGATGGTCAGGCTCTCCCCAGTGTTCAGCGTCCTGACCTCGGTGATCGTGCTCTCCGCGAACACAAACGCATCCGTCCGCACCGTCACGCTCTGATCCGTCCGCTTTTTGTGCGTGATGCTCTGCACGTTGCCGCTGCCGTCAAACGCAATCGACTGCACCGTGTCCGGGATTTCGTCGGTTTCCAGCAGCAAGGCGCTCTTTAATGACGAAAGTTCATTGCCGACTGCCATCTCCCCGGCCCCGCCCTTGTTGACCGTCAGGTCGCCAGCGAGGGTCTCGTTGCCGTTCCAGTCGAGCGTCCGGGCGTTGCTCCGGGCGTCGTCGCCGGTGCCGTTGCCCGCGATCTCCAGATAGTTGTCGTTCGTGTCCTCGACGTTATACTTGCCGAAGGCGTGCTGATGGTCGCCGCTGGCCTTCGTGCCGAAGCCCTCCGCGTGGCTGTAGTCGCCGCTGGCGGTGGTTCCGTAGCCCTCCGCGTGGGCAACCTGACCATCGGCGGTGGTAAGCTGGCCCTCTGCATGACTGGCCCGTCCGCTGGCGGTTGTGCCTACACCCGTCGCAACAGCGCCATTCGCAGCCGCGCTCGTACCGACACCGGCCTGCAGCTTGCCGGTGGCCGGGAAGTGCTCATCCATCGCGGCCTGCAGCTCGGCCTCGCTCACCGCGCCGATGTTCGTGCGGGCCTGGGCCTTTTCCGCGTCGGTCTTGCCGGTCTGCTCCGCGTAGCTGACAATGTTGGACGCCTGGGCGAGCGCGGACTGAGCGTCCGCTGCGGCCTGTGTGGCGGTCTCAGACGCGGCGCTTACCTGGGCGATCAGGGTGTCGATTGTGATGATCACCTCGCCGCCGTCCACGATCTGGTCGGAGTTGGTGCGGTTGACGGTGAGGGACGCCTGCAGCACGGTGGTGTTGACGGTCTCGCCCTCGGAGAGCATGATGCTCAGCAGCAGCCGGCCTGGAATATTCAGCGCGGTCTGCGGGACAGTGACGGTGCAGGGCGTGGCCATCCAGGGGTTGCCGCGGGCGTCGGTGACCTGTTCGAGGGCCGCGCCCTTCGCGCCGATGAGCTCCACGGTGGCGCCGTCGGGGCGCAGGGCATGTCCGGTGACTGTGCCGGCCATGACTTCCGCCGGTACTTCCGCGCGGGAATCGTACACCAGCGCGGTGAGGGTGAAGCTCTGATGGTCCTTGAGGGCCAGCTGATGCGGCAGCGGCTCCGCGTGCGGAGCTCTCGCCAGGTCCACCGGGATCCGGGTGTGGAATTGTGCCATGTTCTTGTCCTCCTTATGCCAGGTCGTTCTTTAGCGCGGCGATCACTTCGCCGGAGAATTTGCGGTAGCTGATGCAGCCGTCGGAGAGGTCGTAGCCGGTGACGGTGTGACGGGCGCGGTCGAACACGTCGCCCAGGGTGATCTTCGTGTAGCGCTCGGCCAGGGCGTCCCACTCGTAGCCCTTGACCTGCACGGCGGTGGACAGGCCCAGGTCCGGGTGGAAGATCTCCACGGTGTCATAGAGGCTCAGGCGCTCCAGGGCCTTGTAGCGGGCGTATTCCTCGGTGTCGCCCAGCATGACGAAATCCACGTTGAGCGTGGTGAGCGGCTGGTCTTCCTTGTCCTCGGTGAAGACCTTCTCCGCTTCCTCGACCATCTTGTCCTGGACGCTCTGCTCGGTGGCGCCGTCCTTGCCGATCTGGGCGTCCACGGTGAGCGCCTTGTACATGATGATCGGGTACTTGGGCAGGTCATCGGAATCGACGTAGGGGTCCGGGAGCAGGTACTCGTCGCCGTTGCTGGCCTTCGCGATGGGGATCACGCGGGTGACGAGGCGGGAGAAGTCCCGCTTCCAAGTCACGCCCTTCAGATTGACGCCGTAGGTCAGGGAGAAGCCGCGGTTGGGTGCGGTGTTCTTGAGCAGGAAAAACTCGCGGTTGTCGCGGATCAGCATCGCCTTGCCCTGGGCGACGAGGCCGGAGTCGGGGTCCAGCAGGCAGTTGGAGAGCGTCTTGCGGGTGTAGGCCCCGGAGATCACCGCGCCGGTGTTCTGGCAGTAGATGTTCGGGGCGCTGGACACACCGTCGGGCAGGAAGGCCGCGCGCAGGCCCGCGACCGCTTCGGCCAGGGGCGTGTCGGCCAGGGTGAGTGCGCCCACCAGCTGCATGGCGTAATCATAGGAGATGTGCTTCGCGTTGGCGGTGAGCGTGCCCTGGGCGCTGTTGATGGTCACGTCCATGACCCGGAAGACCTGCTCGGTGATCTGCCGGGACTCGATGTCGTGGTCGATCACGGCCTCTTCGTCGAGGGTGTAGAGGTAGGTGAACTCGGACAGGCGGCAATAGCCCTTCGTGCCGTCCATCATGACGGCGGTGAGCCAGTTGCCTTTCTTCTCGGTGACGTAGATCTGCGTGCCGGCGGTGAGGCTTTTCTTTTTCGGCGGGTCCATGCTGACGGAGCTCCAGAAGTTCGGGTTCCAGGTGGATACGCCGCCGTGGGACGTGGTGCACTTGTAGTTGGTGCCGCCGTGGGAGACCTTGTCGCCGACGGAGTAGTGCCGGCCGGACTGCCAGGCGGGCCAGAGGGCCGCGGAGGTCGCGCTGTAGAGGTAGCAGCTGCTGTTGGCCTGCCAGACCTCAACGCCGACGGTGAGGATCGTGCTGTCCTCGGCGGAGACGAAGGGCGTGACGCACAGGGGCACCGGGACCTTGAGCTGCGTGAAGGGCTGGATGTAGGCCCACTCGCCGGACGCGCTGAGCGGATGAACCAGCTTCAGCGAGTAATCGCCGCCGGCTTCCTCGGTGACTACGCAGGACGAAGGGTGCAGCACGGCCAGGCCCAGGGACACATAGTCGAGCTCGAACGGATCGTAGACCACAACCATCAGATCCACCTCCAGCGCGGCTCGATCTTGACGCGGGTGACGGTCTCCACGTTCCAGGAGATATAGCACTCGCCGGGCGGGACCCAGAGCCCCTTGGGCCCGTGGAAGTAGATGGTCGAAAGGTGGTTGAGGTTCTCGGTTCCGTCTGGGTCGGTGACCATCATGGAATCGGTGTCCACCACCGCGCCGGTGTAGTTGGTCTCGCTCAGGTCCACGGTGATCTGGGAGCCCCAGTCCTCCTGGATGCCGGGCCGGTAGCCCACGGAGAGCAGCAGCAAGCCGGAGCCGTAGACCGTGTAGCGCGGGCGGGCGGCGACGTCGCCGGGGTTGTAGAGATTGTAGAAGAGCGCGGTCTCAATCGGCGGCTCCGGCGGGAACTGGCCCTTGAGCGGCTGGACGTTGAAGGCGAGGGTGCCGGAGTAGATGCCCTTGAAGAGGTGGGCGAGGTTGCCGTCCCGGATCAGCCGGCCATAGTAGACCCGGTCGGGCTCGCAGCTGAGCACCAGCTCACCGGGGCCGCGCAGCCAACTGGTGATGGCCGCCGGCGAGGATGTCCGCCGGTTGCCCACTTCGAGGGAGAGTTGATAGCCGGCATAGGTCCCGGCCCCGTCGGACAGCGTGACGAAGCCGGAGCGGCCGGGGATCTCCACGGTGGACACGCGCTCCGCGGGCACCATGTAGGCCGGGCGCTTGGCCAGGACCAGGCCCAGCTCGCGGGAGTCGCGGCCGTTCCAGGTGAAATAGAGTTCCATTGGATCACCTCACGATGGACCCCTCATCCGGGGCGGTGGGAGGCAGGGGCGCAGCAAGCGGCGCCCCTACAGAGCCGCGTCCGGAGCGGTTGGTCGGTCAGGTTCGGATGCCGTTGCCCATGCGGGTCAGGCGGTTTTTGTCGGCGATGCTGGCGGCCAGGACGTCGATGTCGGCATCACTGCGCTGGTAGTAGTTTTCCACAAACAGGCTGCTGGTAGCGGTGTTGTTGTAAGTCGTGCCGGAGCCGCCGGCGGCTGCGGCCACGGGGCGGGCCACGGCTTCCGCCATGCGGCCGGACGCGCGGGCCACGCGGGTGATTCCCGCGTCGATGCCCTCGGCCAGGCCCTCGGCGGTGAAGGCGCCGTACTGCTGCATCAGTTTGGACGGGGACGCGATCTGCAGCGCTGCCCGCACGGCTGCGGCCACATTCTGGCCCAGCCGCGTGCCGGCTGCTTCCGCGGTCGGTGCGTTGGCGTCGATGGATGCGGCGAGGGAATTTGCCAAGTTCTCGCCAGCCTCGGCCATGGCGGCCTGGGCTTCTGAGTCATCGAAGTCAGAGGGGAGCTTGGCGCCCTTGTCGCCGGACGGCTTTGCCTGGAATCTCTCAACCAGCTTGTTGAAGGAGTCTTCGGTCATCCACGACGGCCGCTCCATGACCTCGGACATGGCTCCGCTCCATGGCGTCTGATAGCCTTCCGTCCGGACGATGTTCGACAAAGCATACAGCAGGGAAAGCCCCGGGATGTCCGCTGCGGTTGCGAAGGTACGCCCGCCGTAGTTGATGTCCGTCACGCCCTGGGCGTTGACGGGGATATAGAGTCCTGTATTGCTCTCCCCTTTCCCCGTCTCGGACGTATATGTCATCTCGCCGGCTTCGAGCAGCGACATCATCGTCCGGAAAAGGGGACTGTCCGGGGAGCCGAAAACGCGCTGGAGCCGGTTCAGCGTCTGCTGCCGGTTCGCCGTCCGTTCCCCCAGCGTCTGGCCGGTGACGTCCGGGATGTCCAGATTGTCCAGGTAGCCGCTCTCCAGCATGGCGAGCAGATACTGACGCTGTGCGTTTGTCGGCGTCCCGGATCCGTCGCCCTTGTCTTCCAGCACGGAGTTGATGAGTGCCACCAGCGCGTTGGTGTACTGGCCCATCTGCTCGGCGTAGCCGGCCTCGGCCTCCGCGACGGTCTGCGCGTAGGCTTCTTCCGCCGCCGCCTTCTGCTCCTCGGTGGCATTGTCATCGCTGTAGGTCTTATAGCGTTCCGCGTCGGCAGCCGCGATCCTATCCGCGCGGTCCTGCTCCGCGAGGCCGCGCAGGGTGTTGAGGTAGGAAAACGCCGTCTCGACGTCCTGCTCGCCGTAGGCGCCCGTGCCGTAGGTGACCAGGTTATAGGCGCCCTTGGCCTGCGTCAGCTCGTCGCCGCGCAGCAGCTCCACGCGGTTGGCAAGCTGCTCCGCCCGGGCCAGCAGTGCCTCAAGCTCTTTGACCTTGGCGTCAAGCGCGGAGCCTGTGAGGTTGGGCATCTCGCCGGTGACCTTGTCGATCTCTTCCAACGTGCCCTTATAATCTTCCAGCGCCTGCTGCAGGAGAATGGCGCGCATGTCTCCGCCTTCCGCGCCGGCGGTCTCGCCGTTCATGGCCTTGATCAGGTCATCCCAGTAGGCATTGGCCTGATTGATCGCGGCCTCGAAATCCGTGCCCATGCGCGCGGCGATGTAGTCCCGCATGGCAGTGGACCCGGTGAAAGTGTAGGTCGTTTTCAGCTCCGTTTTGTGATCCACGCCGGAATCATCAATGCCGTGGGTCGCGGCCTGCCGCACCGCGTCCCACATCCCGACGGCGATGCCGACGGCCTCTTCCTTATCCGCACCCAGGTGCGCCTGCACCCAGGCCACCATGACGCCGAAAGCGGACGCGGTGCCCGATCCGTCCCCGGCCTGGTACGCCGCCGCGGCTTCCGCGCCGGAGTTCTGCCAGATTGCGTTGGCTGCCTCGGACGGGTTCGCGCAGGAAGCCATCAGGTCTTCCCACAGCGCGCTCGCCTCCGCTTCGGCGTCCTCTTCGTTCGCGCTCAGGACCTGCTGCACCCAGCTTGTAAAGAAGCCGCCGCCCTCGGTGGTGGTGAGCCACTCGCTGCCGACGGTCCAGTCCACGCCCTGCCAGCCCTGGCCGGCCAGCTTCCGCAGATGGTTCGTCATGTTTGCCGCAAACATATTGGCCTGCGCGGGGGTGATGTCGCCCTTGAACTGCTCCTGCAGCCACTCGGAGATGTACTGCTGCAGGAGTCCGGCCTGCGCCGGGTCCCTGGCGGCTTCCATCATGGCCTCTTTGCTGCCAAACTTCGCGGACAGGTCCAACCACATCTGCGTGGTCAGGGCGTCGAGATCCGCGCCGTTGAGCACTTCCTTGGCCTGGGACCAGGCGATGTCCGGGTCGGCCAGCGCCGCCTTGAAGAACGAGTACAGGATGCCCTCTTCCTCGGATTCCACGCTGTAGGCCGTAACTTCTTCGGCGGAAAAGCCAGCCGTCGCGATCTTCCACAGCTCCCCGCGCATCCGGTGGAGATCCTCGACGGCCTCATCGTAATCGGCCATCAGGACCTCCTGGACGTACTTGCGGACGGATCCGACCTCCCGGGTGTTGACCTTCCCGTCCTCGGTGATCTCGTCGATGATCACCCGCAGACCGTCCACTTTGGCCGTGACCTGCGCCTGGACATCGGCGTCGAGGGTGGCGGTGACCTCGCGGGACGCGCTGAGCGCGGCGACCAGGTTATCATACTCGGTCGCGCTCATGCCGCCGGCCCAATACTCCTGGTAGCGCTGTTCCCGTTCGCGCTGGGCCTGCGCGCGCTGGTTCTCCTGGATTGTATCGATGATTGCGCCGCCCATGTCGAGGATGGACCCGGCGACCGCGCCCCAGGGGCCGAAGTTCGACACAATGCCGCCCACGGTGGACATCACGCCTCCGGCAGACATCCCGCCGTTGAGCAGGCCGCCGGTGTTCTCGGCGGTCTGGCCGGAGCTCTTCACCAGGCTGGTGATCTCCTTGGCGATGCCGGTGATGGCAGACGCTACCTTGCCGCCGTTGGCCGCGGAGATGGACATATTGCCCACGTTGTAGAAAAGGCCGCCAGTCTCTTTGACCTGCTCCTGCAGATCCCCCAGCTGCTCGCGGGTCTTCTGGATCTCGCCCTGAGTGGCGCCCAGGGACGTGTTCAGCCCGTCCATGGAGTAGCTGCCGCCGGCCATGCCCGCGAGCGCCCCGGAGAGCGCGTCCGCCGCGCCGCCGGTGGCGGCCATGGCGCTGGTGGACTCGGCGAGCTTGGCCTGCATATCGCGCAGGGACGCGGTCATGTTGTTGAGGCTCGTCTGAGCCGTGTTGACCTTGGACTGCCACTGCATGGCCTGGGAGCTGTTGGCCCCGTAGGCGGTGGACATATGCTCCAAGCCCTGGCGTGCCGCCTCAACGGCCTGATTCTGCGCAGCGATTTGCGCCTGCAGGGTCTGGATCTTGCTGGTGTACATGGCGGTGGCGTCGCCGGTCAATTTGAACTCGGAGTCGGCTAACTTCAAGGCGGATTGCATCGCCTTGACCTGGGTGCTGACTTCCCGGATCTGCTGCTGACACTTTTGCGCGCCGGATACGGCCATTTCGACATTGATGGATGCCACGGGATCACCTCTCTTGTGGCGGCGCCGCTATTCTATCAGGACGCTGTCCTCACGCTTGATGCCGTGTATGGCATCGTCGTAATCGCGCTTGTATGCGAAAAGATCGCAAATCAGGCCGGGCGTCATGGACAGCTGTTCGGCTGTGGAGATCCCGGCGATCAGGCCGTAGGACGTGACCTCGCGCCAGGTCAGGTGTCCGGCCCCTCTTTTTTTTCCAGTTCAGCAAGCCCAACGTCCGTCGGCTCGTCGGACCCTTTCTCGGTCTTCATGCCCTCGGAGATGGCGGCGGTGCATGCGTTGGCCACGCGCACGAACTCCGCCTCGGTGGGCTGCATGTGTTCGTTGAGCCATTCCACGGTGAGCTGCTCGTCCTGGGACAGGCCGAAGAGTAGCACCATCAGGGCCTGCACCCGGTTTGGCGTGTCCAGGTCCTGCACCACCTCGAACCACTTCTTGCCGGCTGCCGCCTCGATGGCGTTCCAGGTGGCCATGTTATATGTTAAGGTCAGCTCTTTGTCTGCGATTTTCAGCTGCATAAAATACCTCATCCACCGCAAGCGGTCCCCCTTCCCCTAAAGGGGAAGGCTTTGTTTTGGTAAGGAAAAGAGGGGCGGGGCGTTGGGTCCCCGCCCCGTGGGTCATCAGGTGATGCCGGCCTTGGTCTTCAGCCAGGCCAGGGCAGCGGCCTCGGTCTCAAAGTCCTCGAAGGTGCGCCAACGGGTCTTGCCGGTGCTGTCGGCGATGACGCCCCAGCCCTTGCCCTTGATGGTGGGAGAGCCCCACTCCAGATTTTTCTCCATGGTCTTGGAGTTCATGTCAGACGGGGAGAAGGTGGTCTTATAGAACCAGTAAGCGCGGTAGGTGTACTCGCCGTCGATCCGCAGCGTCTGGATGAAGCCGAAGCCCACGGGGACCTCGGCCTCGCCAGCGAGCTCGTAGCGCGTGGTGGTCGTGCCCGTGCCCTCGGTGATCGCTTCCTCAAGGCCCAGGGCGGTGAGCACTTCGGTGGCGATGTCGGTCATCTCGAGGGTGACGTCGTAGTCGAGGATCTTCTTGATGTAGTCCACCTTGCGGTCATCGCCGTAGTAGTCGGACTCGTCGTAGGTGTAGGTGATGTCGCCCTTGCGGACGTGCTCGGTGAGCAGGCCCGTGCCGTAGGTAATGCCGGAGCTGCTCTCCGCGCTCACGGGCGCGACACACAGGTTTTTCATGCCGACGTATGCCATGGTTATTTCCCTCCTGTAAGTTGTTTGATCTTTCTCTCCGCCGCGTCAATGATGGCCGCCTCCGCCGCGGACTGGGCCGCCTGGGCCGCCCGCCGGACGAAGGGGTGCGCGGGGATCTTCGACGTCCCGCCCTCGACCTCGCGGACGAAGAACTGGATCGCAATCGGTTTCCCGTCTTTTCCTTTACCGCTGGAAAAGTATCCATCGAAGCCGATGCTGGTGCCGGAGCCGTCCTCGGTGTCCTTGAACTTCGTGATGCCGACGGCGTCCTGGATCTGGGCCACGGTGCTGCCCTTATAAGGCAGGCCGCCCGCGGCTTCCCGGATCGCGTCGGCCATCACGCCGGCGCCCTCATAGAGCGCGGCTTTGCCCACGCCGCCCAGGTGCGCGGCCACGGCTTCCAGCTCGGCGGTCAGATCGTCGATGCCGGCGGTGATCACTCTGCCCATGCCGGTCACCTCACTGGCGCCAGACCCACTGATAGTGGACCAGGCGGGTGTCCTGCTCGTAGAGCACCAGGTAGAGCTCGAAGGGCCAGCCCAGCGCCTTGAGCGCGTCCTGGACAGTCCGCATGTTCTCGGCGCTGGCTTCCCTGGTGAACAGGTCCACCGTGCCCTCCTGCACCTCGTCGGTCAGCGTGGAATCGCTCCAGAGGCTGCCACCGTCTCCGGTGCGGGAGACCACCATCCATGGCGGCTCAGGCTGTGTGGCCCAGGCGAACTTCGCGACGGGGATGCCGGTGCGCTCCATCGCCGCAAACAGGATTTCCAGCGGGTCGCTCATCCGACATCCTCCTTCCGCTGCAGGGTCAGCTCGATGCCGTCCTCGGTGGTGACATAGGTCCGCAGGACGGTGTAGTCGGTGCCGTCGAGGATCACGCTGCCCTCGCCCTGGTACTCAAAAGCCTGAGCCAGTGTGATCACCAGCTCAGGCCTGAGTCCGTGGCTCATGGCTTCGTAGCTCTCCCGCATGCCGACGGAACGGACGGTGCAGTACACCTTGCGCTCCCGCCGGACAGGGCGGTCGAACACGCCGCGCGGGGACGGATCCTCGCGGTAGAGGATGGCCGTGGTGTGGCGGATCATGCCAGATCCCCCCAGTCCGTGTGGCCGGTGGCGCTCATCAGCTGCGCCTTCTGGACGCTGTAGGAGCGCTCGAGGCGCTCATAGTCCGCGGGCTGACCGAAGTGCATGCGCACATAGGTCCGGACAGCCTGGGCCGTGACGGCGTCCAGGCTGTCCAGACTTTCCGTGCCGGTGATCCCTGCCATGGCGAGATCCTGCAGCCCGGCATTCGCCAGCGCCAGCAGCTCCGCGTCGTAGTCGGTGACGGTGATCCGCAGCGTTGTCCGCAGGTCTGCGATGGTCATGGGTCATTCCTCCAATCAGTCTCCGGGTGCCTGTTCGTCGTCTTCCTCGGCGGGTGCCAGTGCTGCCAGGATCTCGGCGATGATGTCAGCCTTCTTGGTGGCGGTCAGGGTGATGGCGTGATCCTCGGCGAATGCGCGGAGCTGCGCGACCGTCAGCGCCTCAAGCTCCTCCTGCTCGATCACGGAGTCTTCGTCCGTGTCTACATCCGCCTCACTCAAGGGGCCGGTACGAAGCGCACCAGGCCGACGCCGGTGGGCTTGCCGTCCGCCAGGGCCATGCCGCGGAACACGGAGGAACCGGTGCGGAAGCCGACGGAGTCATCGCGGGCCACTTCCACGTCCTTGCCGAAGTTGAGCACATAGCCTTCCTTCAGGTCGCCGAAGACGATGGAACCGGTGGTGTTGAGGGTGTCCTCCAGGATCACCTGGAAGCCCAGGATGTTGTAGATGGCCGGGGCCTGGCGGTCGGCGACCACGACGGGATTGCCCTGGTTGTCGGTGAGGCCCAGCACCTGGGTGAAGAACACCTGGCGGGACATGACGAAGCGCGCGTTGGGCAGCCACTCGGAGGGCAGCGCCGCGATGATGGCCATCAGGTCCTTGTAGGTGAGGCCGGTCTTGGTGTAGGTGTTGCCGGTGGCGGACACCGCGGTCAGGCCGGTGATGGTGTTGGTGCCGGAGCCGGTGGCGACCAGGGAGGTGGCCAGACGGTAGATCTTGTTGGCCAGGCGGTCCACCAGCCAGGTCTCGAAGGCGGGGATGGACATGGCCATCACGTCGGCGGTGATCTCCACGGTCTTGATCAGCTTGTAGGCGCCCAGGCTGACATGGGCCAGGGTGTCGGCAGCGTCGGTCGCGGCGTTGCCCATGGCGACCACGGTGGCGTCGTTGACGGTGCCTTCCACGGGGATCTCCACGGTGCCGGGGATGTGCATCACGTCCACCGCGTTCAGCAGCGGATAGAGCTCCATGGCGCCGTAGATCTTGTTGAGGGTCTCCTGCGGGATCACGTAGGCGCCGTTGGCCAGGGCGGTGCGCTCCTGGGCAGAGACGGGCTTGCCCTGCAGGTTGGCCAGCCAGGCGTTGCGGTATTCCTTGGTCTCAGGGGTCCAGTTGTTCATGGTGCGATCCTCCTTAAAGCTGCGGATGACGGCGGAATGGCCGGCGCGGATGCGGCTGCGGAGCTGGGCGCGGCGGGCCGCAAGGCTCATGCGCTCCTCCTGGGCTTCTTCCTCTTCCTGGGCTTCCTCTTCGTTTTCCGCGTTTTCGTCTTCGCCCTCGCGGGCTTCTTCGCCCTCCTCGGCGGGGGCTTCGTCCTGGGCTTCGTCCACGACCTCGGACAGCTGGTCGAGCGCGGCTTCGATCTGGGTGATCTCCTGCTCGATCTCGTCGAGGGCTTCCTGGGTCTCGGCCTCGGTCAGCTCGTCACGGAGCTGACGAAGGCGCTTCTTGAGCTGGTTCTTATCCATGGCTTTGTACCTCCATGATTCTGAGTCGGAGTGCCATCCGCCGCTTGCGGGCCTGGCGTTCGCGTCTCTCCGCGCGTGCGCTCAGGATCACTCCGTCCCAGGCGCTGCGGGCCTCGATCTCCGTGCCCGGGTTGGCCGGGATGGAGACGGCGGATACATCGTAGACCTTGCCGATGGCAAGGATGATGCCGGTGTTGGTCGCCTCGTCGATGCGGCTGTCCGCAACGGTGAAGCAAAAGGACATCCGGGTGATCATGCCGGCCTGGATGTCCTCGTAGAGCTGACGGGCCAGGGACGTGCGGGACAGGTCCGCATCGACCCACAGGCCGTGATCGTCCACGCCCACCTGCAGCGTCCCGTTGGACGTGCGGGCGAAGACCCGGCCCTCGTGGTCGTACTGCAGGATCACATCGGCCATGTCCGCATGGTCGAAGGCCCGGGCGTCGATCTGTTCGTAGAAGCCGCCGTCCCCGTCCTCCAAGAGCAGGTAGCGGTCAAAGGTGGACGCATAGCCGCGGACGTGGTAGGCGCGGTCCTCGTTCGGGGCCATGACGGCCATGGAGCGGTAGACGCGCTCGGTCGGTTTGTAAGGCATGTCAGGCAGCCCCCTCTCACTCCGCCGCCGGTGTGCCGCCGGGCGGGGAGACGTTCTCGGTCAGATTGTCGGTGATGCTGTCCGCAGCCTTGTACTCGCCGCGGATGGTGAAATTGTCGCCGCCTTTCACCGGCGGCAGGTTCCAGACGGCGCGGGCCTCGTTGCGGGAGAAGATCCCGCGGTCGGTCAGCAGTGCAGTGACGTTGGTCTTCTCCGCGTTGGTCATGAACTGCAGGCGGTTGGTGGTGAAGAAGATGCCGTTGCCCCGCGCGCGCTCCATGCCGGTGTACACCATGCCGGTGAGCACGTCGGAGAGCTGGATGGCGAAGGGCTCGATGGCACCCTCGTAGAAGGCCGCCCACTTGTCGCCGAAGGCCGCGTTCTGCAGAACGTCCTGGTTGACGCCGAAGTAATCAAAAACGCCGGTGCGGATCAGCTCCTGCTGCGCGGCGTCTACCTGATAGGCTTCCTGGCGGATCTGCTGGATGTTCTCGTACTCGTGCGGCCAGAGCAGCACGCCGCCGGACTCGTCCCGGAGGTTGTTGACGTTGAAGCGCTTGCGCTCCAGCGCCAGGTCTTCCGGGTCGGTGTAGGTGCTCATCTGGGCCATGAAGCGGAAGGTGGCGGAGTTGACCGCGGCCTCTTCCATGCCCTGCCGCTGGATCTGCAGCAGGTTCATGATGCCGTCCAGGGCGTGGTTGTTCTCGCCAAAAAGATCGTCCCGGTACTGGAATTTGGTCAGGATCCCGACCTCGTCCATAGGCAGCTCGCCGGTCTCGCCGTTCAGAAAGCGGAACCGGAGCGCCGGCTCACCGTCCACGTCCAGCACCTCGCACTGAGAGGGCAGGACGGTGAAGAAGCCCAGCGGCAGCTCGCCCCGGTCATCGAAGACCGGCACGATGAAGGCCGTGTTCTGCATCTCCAGGATGGTGCGGGTCCGGTAAAGGAACTGGCCCCAGGTCTGGAATGGGTTGGGACCTGAGCGCAGCCGCGCGCGCATGCGCGGGTTGGCCGCGCCGGTGACGGTCGGCTGCAGTTTGCCGGACGCCCGGGCCAGGCAGTCGATGGCCGCGCGCACCAGCTCCGACTCGTAGAGCTGGCCGGACCAGGTTGTGAAGTGCGGGGTGTAGGCCGTCAGGGTCTTCCAGAAGGCCTCCTGCGCCCGCGGTCGGGGCCTGCGCCCGAACAGTTTGTCAAAGAGCCCCATGTCTCATCCCTCCCTCGGGCGGTTTTCAAGTCTGCGGCCCAGCTCGCTGTGATAGACGGACCGCATGCACATGGCGTCCAGCAGGGCCGCCGTGCCGTCGATATGCCCGCGCTTGCGCAGCTTGACCAGCTTCTTCCGGTCGGTGTCATTGTTGATCTTCAGCGCGCTGTCGAGCAGGTGCATCTTCATCAGGTCGTTGTCGCCGATCCGGAGCTTGCCGTCGCGGACCAGGGCCTCGGTCTGGTTGATGATGCCGGTCAGGTTCTCGCCCTGGTAGACCGAATCGCATTTAAGGCCGGCTGCGTCGAGATCCTGCACCAGGTAGGTGGCGGAGTAGCGGTCGTAGCCGACGCGCAGGATGTAGATCCGGTACTGCTTGAGCACGGAGAGCAGCCAGGCTTCCACGTCGCGGTAGTCGATCTCGTGGCCGTCGCACAGGGAGAGCAGCCCCCGCTGCTCATAGGCGCGGTAGGGGATGTTGTCCTCGGCGGTGGCCTCGGTGATCCGCTCGGACGGGAGCCAGAAGTGCGGCAGCCAGTGCAGCACCCCGTCCCGCTCGATCAGCACCCCGGCGCAGGTCAGGTCCGTGGTGCGGGACAGGTCCACGCCGGCGACCGCATAGCAGCGGTGGAAGTCTTCCAGGCGCAGCGGCTCGCCGGTGCAGCGGGCCACGTCCTCGGCGGTGAACCAGGCCGCGGTCGTGTTCTGCTTGAGGTTGCAGTACTTGGCCAGATACTCCGTCCGCTTGCTCAGGGACGAGCGGGCGATGGCGATCTGGTCGAGCATGTAGCGCGCGGAGACGCTGACGCCCAGGCCGGGCAGGGACTTCTGCACCTCGGTGATGTCATCCCACTTCTCCGGATCGTCGATCATGTAGAGGATCGGCAGCAGGCGCTCTTCGCGGCTGTCCCCGCCGAAGAAGGCCGTGGCGCGCTTCATGAGCTCGTCGTAGATGCCGTCATCCTCGTAGCCGCCGGAGGTGGTCATCAGGGTCATGGGCTGCGAGCGGGCGCCCTGGCCGGAGTTCATGACCTCGTACATCAGCAGGCCCTTCTGCCCGGGCCAGCTGCTGCCCTCGTCGCAGACAACCAGGTGCGGGTTGTAGCCGTCGGCCTTCTTCTCGGAAAAGGCGATCTTCTTGATCGTGGCATTGTTCGCCTGGACGTAGAGATCCATCTTTCGGGAGCGGGTGATCTTCTCCAGGGACGGCTCGTGCTCCACCGAAAAGCGGAAGGCCGAATAGACCAGGTCCGCCTGATCCAATTTCGGGGCTACGCAGTAGACCTCGGGGCCGAACTCGCCGTCGCCGTAGACCATGTACTCCATGATGCCGGAGGCCAGCAGCGATTTGCCGCACTTGCGCCCCACGACCAGGAAGACCTCGCGGAATTGCCTCAGGCCGTGCTCGTCCACGATGCCGAACATCAGGGAGACCGCTGCGCGCTGCCACAGCTGCAGCTGCAGGTTTCCGGGGGCCAGGCTGCCCTTGTTGTGGTGGGCAAAGGACTCGATGAAGCGGATGGCGCGGTCGGCTTTCTTCTGGCTGTAGATATAGCGCCCGGACTCGATGCGGTCCACCATCATGCCATAGAGGGCGCGGATCCACTTGCCCACGGTGACGGTGCCGTCCTCGATCTGCTGCCAGTAGGCCAGGATCGCGTTATCCATCGCTCTCCATGAAGGCAGCCAGCTTGTCCGCCGCCGGATCCGGAGCGGGCGGCTCGGGCTGCGGCGGGAGCATGGCGTCCAGGCGCTGCATGATGCCCTGGTAGTTTTTGTCCAGCTTGGAGAAGATCGCGCAGGCCGGGCGCTCCCGGTCGTAGGGCTCCAGCTTCTCGGACTGCTGGAAGGGCTCGGTCACGCCGTTGACGGCGATGTCCGCGGCCAGGTCATCCAGGGCCACCCGCATGCGCGCCGCCTGCTCGATCAGCCCCGCGGCCAGGGCGAGGCGGTTTGGCGCCACGGCGTCGTAGAGCGCGAGGATCCGCAGGCGCTCCAGCTCCACGCGGGCGGGGACGTCGGCGGGATCTGCGGCCAGCTGCCGGAGCATCTCCAGACGGCGGGAGCGATCGCGCTGCCGAAAAGCAGCGACCGGGTAGCGGTCCTGCAAGTCGCGGGGAATCGGGGAAGGCATGTCGGTCACTCCTTTCGCGGCGGGGGGGGGGGGGGG